TATTTACTGTTCCAGATACTTGAATTGGTCTAGCATAATTAGGTATATTATGAAAAATTTCATATCCAGAAATCTTTTCATACGGAGCACCATTAAAAAGGGGAGCGTCCCATGAAATAGAAAACTCATCTCCAGCTTTAGTAGCATCAGAATATCTTTTTAAGTATAAGTTCTCTGGAGCTGGAACAAATTCTGTAGAGCTTAGAAACTGGTCATCAATAACAAGAGTAAAGTCCTCGTCCACTGCTGTGAACTTTTGATTGTAGTGTTCAACTGCAGTAATTGAGTACGTCTCTTTATTATCTTCAGTAATTGCCAGTATCTTATAATCTTTGGCAGAAGAAGCAGTAGTGCCCTCAGCCGCTATTTCTCTTAACGCCCATACACTTCCTACCGCAGGAATAGAGCTAAGTGCGCTCGATAAATTAAGAGAAGCTGTATCTTCCGCTACGTTAAGTACATTACGAGTTTCTACTATGGTTTCCGTAGGTGCAGTAGCTCCTCCCTCTTCAGTATTATCGCCCTCTAAAAGAACACTTAAGACATAACTACTACCAGGAATTAATGTAACTGTACGATCAAGAGGAATTGTAGTTGTATCTAATGTGCCTGTTCCAGATATACGACCACTATACTGAACTGCATATCGATCAGCATCTTGTATTGTAACTACATCACCAGGTGTAAGAAATGCGGCATTTATAGATGTTTGAAATGAAACTACTTCTGTCTGATTTACCGCTGTCCAAAGCTTCCATCTACCGTACCTCTGAGCCTGGGCTTGTGAGGTGCATCCAAATGCAACTGCGTCTTCTCTAATAATTCGTCCTGTTTTTACAATATTTTCTCGATCTTCTACAAGTAGTACCTCTTGCTCATAATTTGCGTCTGGGTTATTCCAGTTCACATAAATTTGATTTGCACGAGTTTTACTGCCAGTACTTTCGTATGAAAATTTTCCATCAATTACATTACCGGCGGAGAAAGTATAGACAGGATCTTTTGGTTGGTCTATTATAGGCGTAATTTGCCCGTCCATCCAATAAATCATTCCAAGAAAAGCACTAGCCATGTCTTTTAATACTTTATAGGCATCTGCTGCTTTTGTGAGATAAATATTTGATGTAAATCTTGGCTCTAAGCCTCCACGACCATCTGAAACAAGCTCATCACAGTATCGAGCTACCCGATAAAGAGTAAATTTATCAATGTCCTCTGGACGAATCCAGTCACCTAAACCATAACGATTATTTGTAATAATGTCATAAAATATCCAAGCAGGGTTATTTGTGTATACTTTATCCTCTCGAAAAGATCCATCCCATAAACCATTATATAAAGAAGAAACACCTATTCCTGTCCCCGCATTTATTGCTTCTTCTCTAGTAGTGTAGTTTGAGGGAACAAGAACTTTTAAACCTCTAGCATGGTATGTACGAATTGGAACATTACTAAATTCTTTAGAATTAAAAGTTACGTTTGCATAAGCAGAGTATGGATATGTTAAATTTTCTTTAATAATGGAAGTTACAGAAGAAATACTTGAGCTCGCTTGTATTTTATATTTACTTTTTGTATTTGTACCATCTGCATGTACGCCGCGACCACTATGCCTGGTAAGTCTCGTAACTGTGACAATAAAATCTGTAAATGGTTTAAAAGGCTCAAGATTAATAACTTCTTGATAAGCAATTGGGCCGTCGCTCTGTGTTTCATGTAATCGTCTAGGCACTAAAACAACAGTACTACTTTCTAAGCCTCTTTCAATTGTTAATTCAATTTTGTATAAAGCTCTTCCGGGACCATCATTTCCAGTTTCCGTATTTACATTGACCAGACTTCCATATGCAAAAACTAGTCTTACTTCGTCTACCTCTTTTACTTGTTCAGATGTTAGTCCGAAGCCGGAAATAGATGTACCTCGCAAGGAGGGAGCTGCTGCCGCCGGGGTTTCAGGGTTGTCAGAGTTACTATCAACATATTCAAGAGGAGCACTAGAAAAGTTAACATTTGGTATTTGAGTATTTGCTACTCCAATGAAATCCGTTATTGGATCTTGAAAGGCCTCTCCGGTACGAAACTGTGCAGTAACCCCGCTAAACTTACCAAAAAGTGATAGGGTATTGATATCATCATTTCGAGCAATAAAAGAAGTTATATTTACTTCATAGCTACCACTCGAAAGTTGCCATGTGCTGTCAAAAGTTACACTTGTTGTTCCTGTTGTAATTGTTCCGCCAAGAGTTCTTCCTATCTCGATCTTTACTGTTTTTCCTGCTGCTTCTGAGATAAAATTCTTTGTAATAACATTGTTTGCATTATTTGGCAGAAAGGTTGCGGATGTAGTACTTGCAATTGCATTGATTGTTCCAAATAAACGAGCTACTTCTTTATTATTATTATAAACAACAAGAGATACTTGAGATATTCCTGCTCCTAGTACCATCCAAGTATTATCAAAAAAAGAAGTTGCAGAAGTAACTGTAACCCCGCTGAGACCGTAGTTTGTATCCTCTGAACCAATTATAAGTGAAACAGTACTCTCTGCCGCTTTTGGAAAATGAAATAATCGACGGGTAGTATCATTAAGACCATTATAAAAAATTGAAGAAAGAGTTCCAGAGGCAGATCCGTTTGTTACAGAAATTGTTCTAATAAATGTTTTTGAGCTTGATGCAGTTTCAGCTGGAACTGCACGATCATTATTTAAAAATACAGAAGCCTCTGCATCAACAAGACCAAAAATAGGGCCTTCTGATATAAGATCGGTAATTGAGACAACTTGCTCTCTTACTCCGCCACTAGTCTGAGAAATATTTGTATTTGAAGAGGCTATTTGCTGATCGCGAGCACTAATTGATTTTGACATTTTTATCTCTCTATATTAGTTCCGACGGAGGGAACAAGTTTTATATTATTACTTTGATCTACAACAGATAATATAGTGTTTATATCGTTCTCCCACTGTGCGGCATTTTGTACTTCTGCAGGGCTTCCATTATAGTTAGGTACTGCATTTCCATCATTTCCGGAACTCGATGAAGATGTTGTTACGCTATTATATGTTCTTGAGTTATTTACAACACCAAAAGAAATTGGTCTTCCAGGAACACGAAGTTCCCCGTATAAAATAGGCACAGGATCACCTTCAATTACATTTTGTTGAGAACCATTGAAAAGGTAGGATTGAGGAGCTTGCTCATCTACTGCAGGGTCTGGGGCCATTAACTGCTGAATACCGGTTAGAGCTAAATTTATCGCTAAACTAGCTGCAGTTAATACTGCTGTAGTTTGAAGAGTTGTTAATCCTGTTGCAGTTAATAAATTTCCTCCGCCAGCAAGGGCTAGCGGGTTAAAAATTAAAAATGCAATAATTGCAATTGCTGCAAGTATTTTTGCTCCGCCACTTTTTGATCCCGCAGGAATGGGAGTAATTGTAATGTCGCCTTCTCGCAATGGAAGAATTAAATCTTCTTCCTTTTCAACATTTTTATCTGCAATATCAATTGTAAAACCAATATCTTTTTCAGCGCAAGAAATAAGGTAAGATCGAAATTCAGGAAAATTTGCTTCAAGAAGACGTAAGGAGTCTCGCACATTATCAACATTTACAGTCAATTCGCTGCCGAATTTTTCTGCCATTTCTCCTTCTAAATATAGTTTACGCTTCATATCTATAAATACTCGTTAAATATTTTATCCAAAAAGGATAAAGATTTTCTCTGCACGATAGGCGTTTTTGTGCATGATGAAAGAATATATCATTTACTAAATAGACTCCGCAGTGATTTCCAACGGCCGAATCAACTGAGAAAATAAGTAAATCTCCTTTTCTAGGTTCCGTTACTTTAGCGAATCCCCAAGAGTTTATATAATCCTCAGTAAAATAATCAAGCCCTTTTAACCACCAATCGTCCTCAAAAGGTTCTCTTTTTGGTAATTTAATTCCAGCCTCTTTATACCAATCACGAGCTGCTTCAAAGCAATCAGAAACCCCAAACTCATACCTTCTTCCAATTAATGGGTTAAAAATCTTTCCAGGAAGTAGCTCATATAAATCCATGTTCGGATAGCTAAAAATGTAGTATGGTATTCCAAGAGCGTTGCAATTATTAATATCCCTCGCGGAAGGTTGACATGGAGCATCTGGATGACTATGTATGATTGCTATAATATCATACTTTCTCTTAATTGTCAAGTATTCTTTTGAATCAAATATGAAATCCTCTTCATTTTTTGCAATATTTTTACAAGGTATCCAAAATGACTTTCCTTTTGATATACCAATAACTCCACACCCCTCTCTGGGATATTCATTCTCAAAATGTTGAGTGATATCTTCTAAAAATTTACTTAAATTTAGCACTGCCGGGATACGCTCCAAAAGGTAATGTCTGTGTAGTTCTTCTCTGAGCAGACGGATATCCGCCAGAAGTAGGTATAAATTGAAATCTTGCTTTACACCCACTTAATTCTTTATTACAGTAGTCTACTCGTGTCCAATATAAGGAGTTTGGTTTTGGCTCCTTATTTGTACCTGCAAGTCTTGCTCTCCAGATATGATTATCGTATTTTACGTAGTTATCTACAGAATAGCTTGTAGAAGAAGACCATACGGCCCAAGTAATTACTTCTTGCCAAAAAAGACCTGTTCCAGGAGTATTTGTATTGTTATCAACTTCTGATCTCCATACTTTACTATTATAAGTAACAAAATCATCTTGTGCGTAAGTTCCGGCTGACCAAGTAGGAGCAGAAAGTGAATTGGAAACTAGCGGGCGATTGTCTAAATCAAAAAATACATCGTACTGCGTACCTCCATAAGTAACCTTGCTATTTGCAGCCCAGAAACACCCACCTTTATTTGCAGTTTCAAAGCCTTGATATAACCAAGTACAGTATTTTCCTACTACTATACGATTTGGTAGCTTAACTCCTGAAACATCAAAGGGAGCTGCAAGCTCAAAAGTAACTGCAACAGAAGTTTCTGAGGATACTCGATCCAATAAATAAGTTTTAACTGGAAACTCAAAAGGAGTATCTTGTTCGGCTTCTCCATGTAAATATTTTTGAAATGTTTGTCTTCGAGTAATTCGAGTTCCAATTAAATCCTCAAAACCAAACTCTTCATCATCAATAAGGCCTCGAAATAAAGCGCTTACATTTGCAACTGTAAGGGTAGGCCGATTGGACGCTCCATCCGCGTTTGCCTCAATCCCGTCCATCATAAGCGGAAGCGCAGTATATTCATTCACCAATGATGGATTTGTATTTTTTGCTGCCTCTCCAACTGGATGAAATTTTACAGTGTCTAAAGTATCATCAAGCCCAGAATGAAAAAATAAGATTGTTCCGTTTCCAAGATCAAGCTCATAAAGCTCTACAAGCGCAGAATCTACGCTTTGAGATTGTAAATCTGTTGTAATTATATTATTACTCATGGTTCATAAACTCGTCGAAAGGTTGCTGTACATCCATAAAATTCACTATTTGTATAAGTTAAATTGTAATCTTCACATACTACTTTTACTGTGCGTTCCCCGCCTGCGGCATTCGTATCCGGATATGTATAGTTAAAGGCTGTGACACCATTTTTAGAATCAAAAAAAGCTACAATATCATCAATCTCTTCTTTTTCTCGATTATTAAAAGAAATCGAAAAAGATTGAACTATGTTATTAATTCCATCAATTAAACGTTGCTCATAGCCATCTCCAAAAGCGGCTTTGAGTACGCGAGGTTTGCTTGTTTTTGTCAGATTACGATCCGGGCATATAACACCATATGCTCCTCCAATATCAAATCCAATTGCCATTATGATACTCCATATGGATTCAGAATACCGCCAGAGCGTTTCTGATTCTGTAGTTCTTGTTGTACTGCGCGAGCGATTGCTTGTCCAAGATTTCCTGCATCTGCTCCAGATTGAGACTCTGTGGTCGTTTGCCCATTTCCTTGGCTGTCCACAGAAACATTTACAACAACATTATTATTTTGCCCGACACCTTTCATATCAACTGGAATTGATTTTCCATTCGGAAGTGGTACTACAGCCTCGGTTCCATGCATAGTTACAGGGTAACCTGCATCGGGGCCTTTTAATACTCCACCCAAAGCCATTTCTGGTGGTTTTGAAATTCCGCCATATCTAAAGTTTCCTGATAATAAATCTCCATAACTTGCAGCCCCGGTTCCAGATACTTGTCCAATATTACCTTTTATTCCCAAAGAGTTGCCAAGACTTGTTCCTCCAAGCGCTGCTTCAAGCATTTTTACAACAAGCAATTTTGTGATTACTTGTGCAAGAGATTGAAGAATAGAGGTAGCCATCGAAGCAAAAGCCTGTTTTGCCGTCATTGTTCCTTCTACTATTCCTTGAAAGGCTGATTGCATACTTGACTGTAAAGTCTCGCCTACGGCCATTCCCATTTTTCCAATATCAGAAGTAGCATATTCTACATTTTTTGCTTTTTCTCCAAGAATAACGTATTCATTTTGTAGATTAATAATTTTATTTTTTGCTTCTACTAAAGGATCACCTGATAGCTCGCCGCTATCAATTTTGGCTTGAAGAATGGAGATTTCTAGCGCTTTTGCACGTACTGCTGCATCCGCTTTTCTTACCTCTAGTGCTTCAAGGGCTGCTTGTTTTGATAGCCCCGTTAGATTTGCCGCTTGAGTCTCCTCCATTGTAAGAGATTGGTTTAGGTCTCGAACTGCACGAATTTCAGTAGCTAAAGCACCTACCTTTTTAGCGGCTTCTTCATAGGTCATACCAGTAGCAGCAGCAAACTTTTCAAGTAATTCTATTTGAGTTGCATTTGCAGAATCTACATCTTTCATCTGTTTATCTAGTACTTTTAATTGATTTTCTAACTGCAGTATTCCTGTGTCTGAACTTAAATATTCTCCCATTTTTTGAGTTACTGAAGTTATTGTATCTTCATATGCTTTGGTATTTGCAAGAAGTGCCGATGAAAAAGTTTCTGCGTCTTTTAAAGCAAGTATTAGAAGAGGGAGATTTTCAGTTGTAATTGCACCTCCAAAAGCATCCGCAATTGCTTTAATTTTTGGATCTCCTACTTTAGCTAAATCCTGTAGAGAGGTTGTAAGGCTTGAAAAAGTATCCTCTATCTGCTCTTCTGATAAATATTTTAAGTCTTCTGTTAAACTCTCTAGCTTTCCTGTCAATCCGGATGTTGTTGTTGCTCTGGCTCTTATTAGCTTTTTATCAAATTGTGTTAATTTTCTTTCAGAATCGTTTAAGCCTTCTATAATATCTTTTGACGCATTTGATATTGCTCCAAAAGCCTCTGCAAGACTTTCGGCGGCGGCTGTAGCTTTTTGTGTTTTTTCTTGATTATCTGAAATAGCTTTTGAAGCTTTTCCTAAGTCACTTCTTTGAAAAGTACCTTTTAAATCTGATTTTGCTTCTCCAGAGCCAATTTTTTCTAGTTTAGCGGAAGCAGCATCAAGCCCTGCTGTTACAGACTGTACAAAGTCTTTTGGCTTATTTCCTATACTTTCTAACTTTGCACTTAGTTCATCTGCTCCTAGAAACGCTAAAGCATCTGCCATTAACCCAGTAATTCCTGAAATAAGATTTGCAAAAGACCCCGACACGACTTTTATAAAACTTGATACACCTGACATAATTGAGCTTAAGGCGGAGGCAACCCCTTTTCCAAAATCAGTATTAAACATTTTATCGAAAAATCCAAGAATAGAAGAAGTTATACTATAAAAGCTATAGTAGAGCTCTTTACCCATTTCTAGTGCAAATATAATTAACCCGACAAAACCTGCAGCTCCAAGTACTTTATTAAATGCTCTTCCTAGGCCTCCTACGGCTTTTCCCGCTGCTCCCATTGCACCGACTAAAGATTTTCGAATAAGTGCTCCGGCTTGTTGTGCACGTATCCCAAGAGTTTTAAATACATTTTGTGCTTTAATCCCGAATTTTACTGTTTCAGTATTCATTGCATTCATTGAAGCTGCAAAATTACGAACTCTCTTTATGTCCTCTCCTTTAAAAATACCTGTAACAATTTTTCCTGACTTTTTATACTGTGCTTCTGCAGATTTTAATGCCTTCGCAAGATTTGCTTTATCAGTTTTATTTAAAGAAGCGGGATTAATAGAGGCTTTTTGTAGGATCTTACTTTTGCTACCTCTTTCTACGAAACCTGACGCACTTTTTTGAACCCCAAGAGAGCCTCCCGTCCGTACTTGAGCCAGACTTACTTTTGTTGCCTCTACTTCTTGGCGTAAAGCGGCTAGTCTATTTTTAGAGTTTTCTAAAGATTTATCAATGCCTGCTGACATTTCCTGAAATCCATTTTTTAAATCGTCTACCGGTATTGCGGCTTTTGCTACCGATACAAACAAAGATCCAAATACAGCAACAGCAGAAACTGCCGATCTATTTATAATATTTGCAAAGCTCTCAAATACAGGAAGTACTCCTTGAGTAAGTGTTTTTACAAGACCGTCAAAAGTAGCTGCGAGCTGGTTAAAAGGGTTTACTATCTCATCTACGTTAATTGATCCGAAGTTTTTATCTAACTGTTCTTGTACCTCATTCAATACTGCGATACTTCTCTGGTATGCAGTAAGCTCTTTAACAGCAACTCCTATGGATTTTGCATATTTTTCTGTGGCTGTTTGTAATCGTAAAGTAATACCTAATTCATCCAATAATTCTGGTTCTGCTTTTGATACACCACGAATTAAGCGATCAAAAGAGTCTTGAAAACTTCTTCCCAATGCAGCAGACGTTTTTCGTGCGCCTTCTACTAAACTTACTAGCTGACTTGAGCTAAAGCCTTTTGCTGCTCCAATTGCTGCGGCCTGTGCTGCCTCTTGAAATTGTAGCATACCTCCAGAGGCTGCTTGAAGCTCTAAAGTTATTGATTTAAGCATAGATCCAGTAGATGCAGCATACTGTTCTTGTGCCTGAGTTAAAACTTTAAAATCAGAGGCTTTTCTCAAGAATTCAAAAGCGGCTGAAACGGCAAAAACACTAGCTGCAACACTAGCGTATACACCCACAAGACCTCCCATGCCTTGGGCCATCTTTGAGAAGTTTTTCGTACCGTTTGCAGAAGCTTGTGCGGCCCCTTTTAAATTACGATCTGCGGTACGAGAAGAAGTAG